GGACGGCGGACAAGCGGGCATGATAGACCGCTGCCAGCAGAAATGGAGTGGGATGACCAGTGGAAACAAAGATCTTGAAAATAGATGAGCGCAGGCCGCACGTCGTATCAGAGTTGATTTGCGTCAAGTGCTTTAAGCGATGGGTTGGCGTCAGGCCGGAAGGCGTATTTTTGCGTGATCTTGAGTGCGAGAACTGCGGCGCTGGATATGCCATCGAAACCGGCGAAAGAGTGATTATCTATGAATAACGGAGGGCAAATGGAAGTACGGCTGATTAGCTGCTCGTCGATGGCGACAGACGAGCTGTGCGGCATAGCTGCGGCGGAGTGCTATCAGGGCAAGAATTTTAAAAGGTCGCTCTCTGTGGCGATGGACGGAGGCCATTACTCTGTGCTTGAACATGCGGCGTTTACGTTCAAAATCGAGGGCGTGAGCCGGGTACTGCTGGCGCAGATGACGCGGCACAGAATTGCATCGTACTCTGTAAAAAGCCAGCGTTACTGCGGCGTACAGGCCGAATGGATTGTGCCGGAGACGATCCAAGAAGCTGGGCTGACAGCGCGTTACATCGAGATGTGTAACAAGTGCTTCGGTGAGTATTGCTATTTGCTTGCACAGGATATCCCGGTAGATGATGCGCGATACGTGATTCCGCAGGGCGCAGCTTGTGATCTGATCGTTACGATGAATGCGCGTGAGCTTCGACACTTCTTTTCCATGCGCTGCTGTAAAAGAGCGCAGAAAGAGATTCGAGATTTGGCCTTGCGTATGCTGGAACTCTGCCAGATTGCCGCGCCGCAGATATTTGCAGACGCTGGCGCAGGCTGCGTAAGAGGCGCATGCCCGGAGGGGAAGAAGGCCTGCAAAGATCCGTATCCGAGGGTGAACACATGATCAAATGCCCATGCACAAAGGTTTGCCCAGACCGAACGGCTGAGTGCAGGAAGACGTGCGAGGCGTTCGCGGCGTACGAGAAAGACCGGCTTGCCAATTACGAGCGCCGCCGCGTCATGAACGACGAAGCCGATGCACGCATCGAGATGGCACGGCGCAGGCACAAGAAAGGATGTTACATCAAGTGAAGGGCGAAAGATGGCGCGGGATCTGCCGGTGCGGCGGAGAGGCCGAGCACGAGACGAGGTTCGACGAGCGCATGGACGAGATGTATCACAGATACCGATGTAAAAAGTGCGGCGCTTTCACGCTCGCACACCTGACGCGCTGGGAGGCTCAAGCAGAATGGGAGGAAAAGAATGCAGTTTCTTGCGGTTGATCCGGGCACGACAGAGAGCGCGTACGTGGTGATGCATGAGGATTATTCTACATCGGCACATGCAAAAGTTCCCAATCAGCAGCTTCTGAATCTCATCAATGAAGGCGAGTTTCAAGAGCTTGTGATCGAGTGCATGGAGTCGCGCGCGCCGACGGACAAGAGGGGAAATCAGAGCGTTATCGGCTGGACAACGTACGAAACGTGCTATTGGATAGGTCGATTCATGGAGGCGGCAAGCAGGCGAGGAATGCCGGTGTATCGCGTGATGCGCACGGAGGAAAAGAGCCGGATCATCCCGACGAAGAAGAACAGACTTCCGCCGCTGCCGCCGCCCGTTCCTGATTCAACCGATGGCAAGATCCGGCACGGACTGATTGCACGATTCGCCAAGTTCGACAAGAAGAACGGCAAGGGAAGGGCTGGCTGCAGAGACACGTTCTATGGCTTCAAAGCGGACGAATGGAGCGCGTTTGCGGTCGGGGTGGTGCATCTGGACAAGCTGCGAGAAGAGGCGCTTAAAAGGCGTTTAAAAGCGTGAGAGGAGGTATGCCGCCATTCGATACGAATTGACAAGGGCAGAGTGTGAGGCGCTGCGCCGTGTCAGAGAATTACACGAGAAGATGGAAAGACTCAAGGACGGACTGCGGGAGCTGCGGCTTTTATCGACCGGCATTTCAAGCCCAAAGATGGACGGCATGCCGAAACCGCAGGGCGGAGCAAAGGACATCGCCGCACAGACGCTGGCGAGAATCGAGAAGCAGGAAGAGGAGATTGCGCGCATGGCGTACAGTATCGAGAGAGCCAAAAAAGGCGGGCAGCTTGCATGCCGGATGCTCGACACAAGCAGGAGGATTTTTTACAATCTTTACTGTAACGAGGGCGAACCGTTCTGTATCGCGCAGGCGGCAAGCGGTGTACAGGAGCGGCAATGCAGACGATATTTACAAGACATCGCGGAAAAATGAGTATAAAAAAAGCGGCGCAGTTTGATCTGCGTCGCTTTTTTGTTTGTCACGGTTACGGAATCAGGTCGTCGACGGTGAGATTGAGCGCGGCGGCGAGGGGGCGGATCTTCTCAAGGGGGACAGGGCGGCGACCAGACTCCCACTGACGGACAGCGACAGGAGCGCTTTCTCCCTCGTATCCCATGTGTTCGCCGAGTTCCTTCTGAGTATAGCCGCAGCGCAGGCGCGCGGCTTTAATGATAGCCGGGATATCTTTCATGTTACATCACCTCGTGTAGACCTATAAGGTCGCCGCTATACTTGTCATACTTACACTTGAAAATGTAAGCGTTTTCATAGTCGTTCGCATAGGCGCGCGCGTCCTTGATGTAGTCAAACTTGTTTCTACATGCTCCGATGTGAAGATCCGGGTTATACCTGTCGTTTCCGAAGAGGACGATATACTCAATGTTGTTTCCGTTCATGCTCTTTCCCTCTTTCTTTTATAGCATTCATTTTACCAGACGAAACACAAAAATGGAATACTTTTTTTATCCTTGCGCGTACTTATCAAGCAAGTTTTCCCATTCGTCAATGTAAACTTCATTGTACTCTCCGAGGAAGTCGATGATCAGCATTTCCCCATCGACATAGTATCTGCCGTTGCGGAGCATCGACAGGAAACAATGCCTGTATCCGGCGCAGAAAGCGCCGGACAACAGGACGAGAGCGAGCAAGAAGGTAATAGCTTTTTTCATATCGAGTCCCCCTTAAATCGTGTAAGAGTAAATGATAAGCTGAACAGACGCGTAAAGGATGGCGAGGCTGATAAATGCATAGACCATAATCCACACTCCTTTTACATCGCGAAATGGAATTTTCCGTTGTACTTCTCGTACCACTTTTCGTCAAATATGTATTCTACAGGCTTGTATGTAGAATTCGAGTAGAGCAGGCCACCGTCTGCAGTGATGAATCTGCCGAGGGTTGCGACATAGCCAGAGCCATCAAGGATGGCAAGCCGGGATGCACCGATCAGCTTATCGATGACGTTGAGAATTTCTGTGTCGCGCAGATCGTCCGGCGTGCGCAGAATGTGCGTTGCGTACTTCTGAATAAAAAGCGCCGTGTCACTCATGTCCGTTTTGCCGCGCGTGCTTGTACAGGGAATTACACCGTTATGCGCAATTCCGCATGCGCATTCGAGATCCAGCGCCATTAAGTGCGATTTCTCTTTAGAAAGGGGAAACGGATGCGTCATCTCAGGATTTACACCGGCCTGCGTAGAAATGCGGAAGTGATACACGACTACATCGTCCGCCGTAAAATTCTCGTACCTGATTTGCTCAAGGAATTCGTCGCAATCCATAAATCCCTTATGGATGATCACTCGACCGTTCCGGGCGTACATGTAGCCTGCGCCATGTGGATTGCTATCGAACATGGCTTTAATTCTTTCTTCTGACGGCTGCGCGATGCCGCGCTTAGAGATACAGATAATGCACATTTTTACATCCTCCAATGTGATTTATTAGCGCTTGCTTGGCGCTTTATCGGTTGCCTGCGATCAGGCAACCTGTAAAACGTCAGCCCCAGAACGGGAGAGCGGAAGAGGCATTTATGTTTCGCTTAATGGCGTTCAACTCTTCGATAAAAAGGTCAAGCTTGTCAACGGGAATCTGCATAAGGCAGCGCCCCTGCGCCGTCTCAACGTCAACATACTGTTTATCGGCGCTTACGCAATAGTCCATAAAAGCGCCGTGAAGGGGAATTGGGGAAGGCGGAAGGGTTTTCACTGCAAGCACAGCCTTGCGCGGTTCTTCTGCTTTTACATGCTCACGTGTAATTGTGCGCGCTTCCGGCGTTCCATCCATGCGGCGGCCTTCTCTCCTGTTAGCCAAGGTCATATCTTTGGGCTGCGCACCTATGAGCTTATATACGCTGCTATTGCTGCATCCAAGGTTTCTCGCTATTTCGGCGTTGCTCATGCCGTTTTCACGCATGCGCAGAAGTTCGACGCGATCGAGCTGATTAATGAAGCTTTTTCCGAGAATGTACATGATTGGCGTGCTCCTCTCGTTTTTGCATTGGTTATTGTGGTTTTGTGGCTTTCCACTACTGCCGAGTGTTTCCACTCAGCAGTTTCGGCTGATTGCCATTCAGCTCTCGTCAGGTGGAGGTCAATGTGTTGGGATGGTGTAGATGTGACGCACGCCATTTACAAAAGTCACTGTGATATCGTGAGTCCCATCATAGTTCTGACGCCGAGAAATTGATTTAATGTAAAGACACTTGTTAATCTTCTTTGCAATCAGGTTTTCACTAAGTCTCCTGTAAATCTCCGCCTCATCGGTGAATACGCAATTGTCGTGCCACTTGCCATCGCTAAGTTTGAGCTGAGCAATCATCTGAATCTTTTTCATGTTGTGCCTCACTTTCTACAGTCGGAAGTGTAATTGTGCAGCGCGTCAGGCGCTTTATTGTGCGGCGCATTACACGCCGCACTGTAAAACGTCTATCAGATAAACTGCTCGGTTTTGACGGTGGGGAGGATTTCCTGAAGCTTTTCAAGGGAGATCGTTCCGGCGTTTCTGCATTTCGTGTTGAGTCGATCAAACACGTACTGATTGCAGCCGCTGAAGATCTTAGTAAGATCGTCGCAATCGTCCCAACTGAGTTTCTTTACAGCTTCGACAACGTGAAAGATGCTTTCCATCGTGTTACGGAAGCAGGCGAAGTCTTTCTGTCCGCCGACGATGCGAAGCTCGATGCGTCCCTCGGGGAAATGGCTTGCGTTGAAGCAGTTTCCGTGTGAGCTGGGCATGCGGTACATGTCCGCGTTTTTCGCACCTTCTTTAGTTGCGTACATGCTCATTCGTCCACACCAATTCGTGTTATTGATGTCGCGATTCGTCAGCGCGCAAAAGAATTTGTAATGCTTATTGACGATATACAGGAACTTTCTGATTGCTGTGATCTGCGTTTCTTCTTTAGATCCGAACAGAGCATTGCTCATGTTGACATGCATGCCGCAGTTTCCGGTGCGCACGCAAGAGATGTTGAACGCCGGGAAATATACGTTATACATCGCCTTGAACGCTGGATAATGATTTCGAATGAATTCTTTGGTCATAACCTGAGAAATGATTTCTGCGCTTGTGTCACCGTGGAGCGTTGCGTCGTTTTGGAGCTTGAAGAGATCGTCAGGGAATTCTGCAAAAATGATCTTATTAAGCACTTCTGCATACACGGTCTGATTTCTGATTCCGGTACATTCGGTTTCCTTTTCAAGGCCGAAGCCCTTCAGCGGCTTTCCGTTCGGACGATTGAAATCTGCATCGAGCTTTTCGAAACGGTCAGAAGTAAAATACTTATTAGCTTTGAATCCCTGATACGCGTAGTTGCCATGATAGCCGCCCTGATGATAGCCCTGAACGGAAGAGATGGAAGGATTAATGGTAGTGTTCTTGCTGGATTTCCTCATTGCTGTGCCCTCACTTTCATGTCGTAGAGTCAATTGACTCTTATGTAGAGAAGAAGAACGAGAGCTTTTTGACTCTCTGTGATTACAGTATACAGGAGTCAAACGACTCTGTCAACACTTTTTCGGAAGAAATTTACACTTTTTTTCGTAATCTCGTTTTTTTCCTTGTATTGCTTACATTCTTCGATGTAATTCCATGACATGTCATGACAGTTGATGTCACCCGTACATGTATGATATAGTATAATCGCGGACGGCCGCGGAAGAGGCCGCGAGCTTCTTCCGGCGGCACGATCCTAGCGATTATACAAAAATGTGAAGCGGAAATGATCGGACTGCGCAAAATCGCTTCATATTAATGCTGAAACGGATGCAGGTGGTTACAAAAGCTTGTGTAAATCGGTGGAGATCGCAGCGGATGCAGTGAGCGCAGCGCGGTGTAAGCGGAATGTGCGGGCGGAGCGCACAGGTGCACGCGCATGGGTGCAGCGCACAGGTGTACGCGCATGCCTCAATACGCGCGTCTGCACACCCTCCCCGGCCTGCGCGCGCTCGTTACACGCGTACATGTAATAGGAAGGAACTGCCGCAGGGTTGTAACCTCCAGCGCACACACGTTGCCACGGAATGCGCCACGGACACGCACGAATGCAGGCATACGCGCATATGTTGATGGGTTGCAAGCCCATTGCTTTATTTTTTTCTTTCGTTTTTTACTCTTCGCTGCGTAAAAAATCAAAATCCTGCGCGTTACATGCCACCGTGTAGGCGCAATGCGCAGATCCGCACGGGGGGGCTTTAGCGGCCTTATATACCTCTGCCTCCCGTACTCCCACCCCACCCGGTCAAAAAACTGAACACGCCACGGGAACAGAGCGCTTATGCACATGAAGCATAGGCGCTTTTTCTATAAAAATTTTCAGGAAGGAGGGCGGTCAAAAAAATGGACGAGATCATTGACTATAAGAATCTTCCACCAGAGGAGAAGCAGGAGCTTGCAGTAGAGATATATCTGGACTCGCGAACAGACCCGGACAAGAAGCCACTTACGCAGAAAGAGGTAGCAGCCATGTTTGGGCGTTCGCAGGAATGGCTAAGCAAGACGCTGCTCAACGCAGGGGTCATCGAGAAGATCGAGCGGCGGACGCGGTCGAACGTTGTGCTTGCAAGAGCGATGGCGAACAAGGCAGCGCCGGAGATGATGCGCAGAACGATTGAGAGTGCGCGCAAGCATCGAGGCGACAAGTTCGAGTACATCAATCAGCAGGATCGCAGGGACATTCTGGACAGGGCTGGCGTACGTGCGGAGAAGCAGGAAGCGATGGACGTGAACATTACGTTTGCGGACGGGGCTGGATTCAACACGGGCATGCCTGCCGAGGTCGAGTAAATGAACATTACGTTTGGCTACTCTCCGACACCGAAGCAGAAGATGTTCCACGAGAGCGTATCGAACGAAGTGCTGTACGGCGGCGCTGCTGGCGGCGGCAAGAGTTACGCTATTTGCTGGGACGCGTTTGTGCGCTGTCTTCGATACCCGGGGACGCATGCGTACCTGTTTCGCCGGACGTATCCAGAGCTTGAAAAGACGCTGATACAGACAATGCTCGTCATTGTACCGAAGGTGATTGGGCAGTACAGCGCGACGAAGCACGAGATGCGGCTTATCAACGGCAGCGTGCTGCACTTCTGCTACATGAACGACGAAGGCGATTCAATGCTTCAGTATCAGGGCGCGGAGATTCAATGGCTGTACTTCGACGAGCTGACGCACTTCACGAAAGCGATGTACGACTATCTGAAGACGCGTCTGCGTGCGCCGAAACGAATGGGCGTTGTGCCATGCGTGCGCTGTGCGAGCAACCCGGGTGGCCCGGGGCATGCATGGGTCAAGGCGTACTTTGTGGACAGCACGAAGATCGGCAAAGAGAAAGTTGTGCGCAGGACAGAGATGGACGAAGGGCGCGTTGTCGAGACGACGGTCGAGTACATTCCTGCAACAGTGCGCGACAATCCGCACATTTCGAAGATATACGAGATCGAGCTGCGGCAGAAGCCGAAGAAGCTGCGTGAGGCGCTTCTGGACGGTCATTGGGACGCATTCGAAGGGCAGGCATTCCCGGAGTTTGCAAACGAGCCGGAGCACTACAAGGACGGCAAGTGGACGCACGTCATCGACCCGTTCGAGATACCGCTTAACTGGCCCCGGTACGTCAGCTTCGATCACGGCTATTCGAGGCCGTTCTCGTTCGGCGTATGGGCTGTCGACGAGGACGGGCGTGCGTACAGGTACAAAGAGCTGTACGGGTGCGTCGAGGGCGAGGCAAACGTCGGCCTCAAGAAAGAGCCGGAAGAGATCGGCGCGATGCTGTCGGATCTTGTCGAGCCGGAGTACAAGGAAGGCATCCGCCCTATCGGCGTAGCAGACCCGGCTATCTGGGACAGAAGCCGAGGCCCATCTGTTGAGGAGCAGATCCGCAGGCATTGCGGCTGTGTGTTCTTTACGAAGGGCGACAACACGCGCCTTGCCGGCAAGATGCAGTTGCACGAGCGGCTCAAGTTCGACGAGGACGGCAGGCCAATGCTGTATGTCTTCAGCACATGCAAGGACTTCATCCGCACGATCCCGTCGCTGTCGTACGACGACAAGAAGGTCGAGGACATCGACACGGACGGCGAGGATCACATCTACGACGAGACGCGCTACTTCCTCATGTCGCGGCCTATCGCACCGAGACGGCCTGTAGAGAGGAAACCGAAGGTATACAACCCGCTGGACGATTAGGAGGATATGAATGGCAGAGAGAAAACCTGCGAGAAACAAGAACCCGACCCAGACGCTTCCGGGCGATATCCGCTCCGAGAAGCATGAAATGCCCGTCGGCGAGCAGAATCTCAGCGAGACTGCAAAGGAGCTTGTAGACAGAGCGTATAAGCTGTTCGACTTCTTCGAGACGAAGCTGCGCGACGAGCACGATGAGATGCGGCGTGCGCGCCAGATGCGCCAGCTCAAGCAGGACGAGAAGAGCCGCACAGCCCCGGCGAGCATGACGCTCAATAGCTGTATCGACAACGTCATTGCCGATCAGATCGACAACATGCCGGAAGCGAAGATGATCCCCGAGCGCGAGGAGACAGCGCAGAGCGCAGAAGAGATGTCGGACGTTGTCGCGTATGTTCTCTATCAGGCGAACTGGTCGGACACGTATCAGCAGATCATGGAAGATTCTGTTGTCACCGGCACAGGCGTGGCGGAGACGTTCTGGGATGAGGATATGGAGTTCGGCGAGGGCATGGTCAACGTCATCGCTTGGCATCCCGAGGACTTCTATCCTGATCCGATGTACGAGAACATTCAGGACGGGCGCGGCTGCTTCAAGGTCACGCGCACAACGGTGCGCTGGGTCGAAGAGCATTATCCGCATGTACGCGGCTATGTGCGCGGAGACGCTATTCGCAGCGATGACGCAGCGGATTACATGTACGAATCGCCGAGCGGCGACTTGCCTGTAACCCTGCTCGAGTTCTGGTACAAGCGCTATGACGCAAAGGCGCGTCATTACCGCGTGCATATGGCGCAGATTGCAGGCGGCGCGCTTCTGTACTCGACCGAGCTTGGTTTCGGCGGCGCGGACAAGGGCGATTTCAAGGAAGGCGTATACGCTCACGGGCAGTATCCGTTCGTCATGTACCGCTACCGCAAGGTGTTCCGCAGGCCGTTCGGCACAGGCATTATCCACGATTACCGCGATACGCAGAACGCCATCGACCGATATCAGAAGTATATCGACGATAACGCGCGCGAATCCGCTGTGCAGAGGCACTTTGTACGCCGGGGTAGCGGCATTAACGCCGACGATATCGCGGATATGTCCAAGCACATCATCGAATGGGAAGGCGCGGATATCCGCGAAGTGCTTCAGACCGTGCAGGCCTCTCCGCTCAACGGTCAGGTCTATCAGATCATGAACTACCTTGTCGATTCGATGAAGCAGGACTGCGGTCAGAACCAGTTCACACGCGGCGAGGGCGGCCTCGGCGTTACGGCAGCGACGGCGATTCAGGCGCTGCAAGAAGCAGGCGGCAAGATCACGCGCTGGCATACGGAGCAATACAAGGCCTCGTTCCGCGATATGATTGTACAGCTCATGTGGGTACTCAGCGAGTATCTTGAACCGGGGCGCAAGCTGCGCATTGTCGGCGGCTGGGACAGCACCGGCAACATGATGGATCGGTTTATTGAGCTTATCGCGCCTGATGCGGAGGGTGACAAGCTCGCCAAGCCTGCATACAGCGTACGCGTACAGGTGCAGAAGAATAACCCGTTGCAGATTCAGGCAGATAACGAATTCCTTACGCAGGCGGCGCAGATCTGTGCTCAGAGCGGACAGCCGCTTCCGCCCGAAAGCGTTATCGGCCTGATGGAAGGTTATCGCACCAAGAGCAGCGTTCTCAAAGCTGTTCAGCAGAACAGCAAGCTTATGCAGGAGATGGAGCAGCTTCGCGCACAGGTCGAGCAGCTCACTATGCAAAACAAGCAGCAGGCGGCGGTTATGCGCGGTCAGGCGAAAGCCCTGTCTTCCCCGGGTGGGCAGACAGCAGCGCAGAGGCCGCAGCCACTCAACAACGGCGTTAGCTACGACAAAATGGCAGCTATCGCCGGTAAATCTGAAGCACCGACCGACGCTAAAGCGTAAGTCGCTGTTTAAAGGAGATCCGAATGGATAATTACGAAAACCCGGTCGCCGACGAGCTTATGCTCGATACGGAACAGTCTGCGGACGACGCGCAGGCGGCGGAAGTTACCGCCGAGGATATTCTTTCCACGCTTACTTCGGGCAGATCCGACGTAGAAACGGCTGTAGATACTGGTGACGGCGACCAGACGGAGGAGACGCACGCGGAACAGGGTGGACAGAACGGCAAACAGGATGCCAAGGTTGGCAAGCAGATCCGTGCAGCACTCAAGAGCCAGCACGACACGCTCATCAAACGGATTGGTCAGGGACTTTCCGAAGCTGAGATTGTCGAGCTGGTACGCAATCATCAAGCGCAGAAGCTCTCGCAAGAGAATAAAGATATCAGCCCTGCTGCAGCGAGGATGATTATCGACGCGCGAAACAAGGATGACGGGTACGATCCGGCTGCTTCCGACAAGCTGAAAGCGGACATCGACTCGCTTTATGCGGATGGATGGTCGTTTGAACAGCTTCAGGCGTTCGCTAACGACGAAACCGCGCAGGCGGACGTTGCAGGCGGCAAGACAGCGAGACAGGCGGCAACCGCTTATCTCATGCGTCAGGCTACCGGCAGCAAGCCTGCCAAGCGCAGTGTGCCGAACCTTCGCAACGCGACAGGCAGCGGCGCGCCTGCATTCGACCGTTATGCCCGCATGAGCGATAAGGAGTTTGCGAAACTCTCGGATAACCTTTACGAAAGGCTTCTTGCGGGCGAAAAAATCAGCCTTTAAAGGAGTGTATGAAATATGCCGTATACCAATACCGATACCAATATGACAACTTCCGCCGGTCTTACACCCGGCATGCAGACCTATTACAACCGTGAGCTGCTTCGCACTTTCGAGCCGGAACTGGTTCACCTTCAGTTCGGTGACGAGCATCGTATGCCGGAGAACAACGGCCTCGTCATGAACATGCGCAAGATCATTCCGCTGGATACGAAGACCGATCCGCTTGAGGAAGGCAACCCGGGCGACGGCGCGATGCTCGCGGAGACTGAGGTCACTGTTCAGCTCGAGCAGTATGGTGATTACGCTCGCTGCACCGATAAGCTGGATCTGGCGCATCTGGATATGAACATCATGCGCAAGACGCGCCTGTTCGGCGATGCTGGCGCGCGCAGTATCGACGCGCTTGTTCGCGACGAGCTGGCGACTTGCACCAACGTCATCTACGCTGGCGGCAAGACCGAACGCGGCGCTCTGACTGCTGCCGATAAGCTCACCAGCGTCGAACTGCGCAAGGCTGTGCGCACTCTGAAGAAGGCGCATGCTCAGAAGTTCGGCGGCTATTACATCGCCATCTGTGGCCCGGACACTGTCTATGACCTGCAGGACGACGAAGCTTTCGTCAAGGTTTCTGCGTATCAGGACAAGGAGAACATCTACACCGGCGAGGTGGGCCGCCTGTTCGGCTGCCGCATCGTTGAGACCACCGAGGCCAAGATCTTTGAGGGCGAGGGCAGCGGCGACGCTGATGTTGCTTCCATCATCGTTCTGGGCCAGTATGCCTACGGCTACACCAGTTGGAAGGGCGCGAAGCCGCGCATCATCGTCAAGCCTGCTGGCAGCGCTGGCGTTGCCGATCCGCTGGATCAGGTCAGCTCCATCGGCTGGAAGATGGACGGCTTTGGCGTGAAGCTGCTGCAGCCGGAGTACGCCGTGCGTATCGAGTGCGGCTTCTCCGCGTAATCGAAAGCTATACCCAGATTGGCAGGGGTGGGCAAGCCCCACTCCTGCCTTTTTTTAGTTTAAGGAGGAAATAAAAATGGCTATCAATACGAACACCACCAAGTCCATCAAGCGTTCCAGCACCGTTCTCGCCAATAAGTGCGAAAAGACCCAGAAGAACATCAAGGCGCTCATGGAAAGGGCTGGCTGTGCTGCGGACACCAAGATCGAGAAACTGACGATCCCGATGATTCCGGGCAGCAAGGACGATGTCATCTATGCCGGTCTGAACGGCGTTGACTTCTACTTCAGGCGCGGCGAACAGGTCAACATCCCGACCCCGGTCGCTAACATCTTCCGCAATACCGGCAACCTGTAAGGGAGGCTTACAAGATGACGCTGGCACAGATTATGACGCTGGCTCTGCGCCAGCTGGACGAAGACACGGCGGATATCAGCGAGTACGATGATCTGTTTCGGATGTACGCCAACGAGGGCTATCAGATCGTCATGCGCGATCTGTATAAACCGCGCGAGCATTTCGACCTCGAAACAGACGAGCACGGCAGCGCGGAGATCAAGGATCGCGGCATTATTCGCATTGTCGAGCTGAAGGACGGCTGGGGTAGGGATATCTGGTTCGATCTGTCCGTGGACGGCACGACGATCTACACGCGCGAGCGTGAAAAGACGCTGCACGCCGTTGCGGAGATTGAGGCCGCGCCGATCTATAAGGACACGGATGTGCCGGAGTTCCCGGAGTGGGCGCACAACTGTCTGGTTGACTACATCTGCTACAGACATCTCTGTAACGGCAATATGGGCAAGCAGCAGCGTGCGCAGTACTTCATCAACCAGTTCTACCAGCAGGCACGGCGCATCAGGCCGCAGGGCATGGGCAGCGTGACAGGATTCAAGAACCTGTACGCCGTGACCGACGCAAGGTACGTGAGGTGAGCGTATGCCGGGAGACAAGGGTTACTTCGGGTCGTTCCAGATCCCATCGCCCAAGGGCGTTTTTCAGGCGCAGGGCGATACGAACATAAACGCCGACTACGCTTACAAAGCCGAGAACATGAGGACGGAGCGCGGCCTGCTGGCGACAGCGTGCGGCACAAGCCGCGCGTTTCCCTCTCTCGGCGTTCAGATTGAGACGCTTACGCGCTTTCATCGCCGCAACAGGCCGGACGATCCTGAGGTCTTTGTCGCGGCTGGCGGGGGCTCGATTTACACATATACGATGGGCAGCGAGGGCTGGGTCGAGCGCGGCAGCGGATTCATCGGAAACAGATGGAGCGCTGTTACGTATGAGGCTGTAGAAAGCGGCGCGACGGTCGATATCCTGATCATGAGCAACCAGCATGACGGCATGGTTGTCGTATTCGGCAGCGATCTGCGCGTGGAGAGAAAGACGCTGACCATCGGCGACGACTTTGCGGCTGTCAAGTTCGCAGTCCTCGGACGGCACGCAGAGCGCATCTGGGGTACGGGCGCACCGGGCTATCCAGACAGCATCTTTTACTCGCGTCCGTACGATCCGCTTGACTGGACAGCGGTCGAGGATACGCCGGAGCTGGGCGGAGGCATGATTCAGCAGCCCACGTGGGACGGCGACGAATTTATCGCGCTTGAGCCGTTCGGCGGCTATCTGCTCGCTGTCAAGCGCAACACGGTCTTCGAAATCCGAGGCACAGACCCGTCGAGCTTTACCGTGACGGAAGCGTACGGCACGGACGGCCCTGTGCAGGGCAGCACGGTCTGCGTGGACAGGATGCGGATGTTCTATCTGAGTCAGGCAGGCCTTGGCATGTATGACGGTGCGTCGCTTCAGCTCCTGTCAAAGGATTCGCTGTACGAGACGATGCGCATGCGCATGGAGGGCAAGCAGGAGAATGCGACGGCGTGCGTATGCGACCATGTGTATTACCTCGCGATGTGCGTCAAGGAAAGCGAAAACGACGTGCTGGTCGAGAACAACGTCGTGATCGAGTTCGACACCGAGCGCGGCACGTTCATGATCCGCAAAGGCATCCGCGTCAAGGACTTCTACGCGCTGGGCGGCAAGGTGTACTTCACGCAGGCGGACAGCCCGTACGAGGTGCTGAGCTACAACGACCCGGCAAGCGGAAGCTATATGGGTCAGCCGATCAACTGCCTGTGGGAGACACCGTGGCTGGATCTGGGCAAGGCATATGTCAAGCGTGATTTCGTCCTGCGCTTCACCGCCGAGGCGGACGAAGCCGGCCTGCCGCTGGAGCTGGAGATCGTCACCGACCGGCGCGCCAAGCGCAAGACCGTCCTGCTGCGCCGCGGCCGCGCCGACTACCGCGTCAAGATCCAGAACGCGGGGCTTCGCATGAAGCTGCGCATTGCGTCGAGCAGGCGCTCTTCCGGCTGGCGGATCTACGGCGGCGTACAGGTTGAGTACAGCATAGACGAGGTGTAAGCATGTTCAAACAGCCAAGGATTCCCGAATACCGCGAAAGCGACGGCACGAACAAGTATCTGCGCAGCCTCGTTCTGTTCCTCAAGGATTTCTGCATGGAATGCTGGGTGGCGGTGCGCACGATCCAGAAGGAAGGCGTACCGTCAACCGGCGGCGGAAGCTCCGGCGGCTCCGGCATCATCGGCCTGCCCAAGCTGCACATCGACGAGAACGGACATCTCATCTGCACGTACAGCGAAGATCCGCCGCCGCTTTCCATCAATGCAGACGGGCATCTGATCTACACATACGAGGAGGGATAAGCCTTGGCGAAAGAACTTGACCTCGGCAGAGTAAAGGGCGACAAGGGCGATCCTTTTACCTATGAGGATTTCACGGAAGAACAGCTCGCCGCGCTCACAGGCCCTGTAGGCCCTCAAGGGCCGAAGGGCGATGCATTTGAGTATTCCGACTTCACAGCGGAGCAGCTTGCCGCACTGACCGGACCGAAGGGCGATAAGGGCGATCCGTTCAAGTACTCGGACTTTACATCCGCACAGCTTGCGGCGCTCACCGGCCCGAAGGGAGCGGACGGCGTGATGGCACGCACGATGTACTATCTCAGCTTTCCGGCATCCGGCTGGACGGAGCAGGTAGACGGCAGCTTCACGCAGCAGGCATCTGCAAGCGTCCTGAGTACGGACGTGGGCAACATCGATCTGGATACGAGCGCTGTGACGGCGAATACGTACGCGGATGTGAGCGGCGCGTGGGCGATGATTGCAAAGGCGCAGACCGTTGACGGCGGCGTGATCCTCACGTCGTTTTCCGGCGAACCGAGCGCGGATATCGCTGTCAAGCTGGAGGTGATCCGCTGATGGATCTGTTCATCACAAGGCGTGGCGGCGGATCGGGCGGCGGAAGCTTGAACTTCTCTGTCGTCGGCGGCACGACACAGCCTGCGAATCCTGCGGAGAATACGATATGGGTCAATACGTCCGTTGAAATTGGAGCATGGTACGCTCTGTTTAATGAGCCGGAATCACCTCAGAACGGCGATGTGTGGGTGAAGCTGTCTGCTTCGTCTTTCGATGTTGACATCTCCGGCAACGGCACGATGGTTGTCGAGATCAGCAACATTACCCAATACATCTCTGGCGCATGGACGCAATATGAGGCGTGGATCTACAGAAACGGCGCGTGGGAGGAGATTGTTCTTAACGAGCGAGTTCTCCTTGACGAAGGCGGATGGAAATCAGGACTCTTGTTCCGCTCGGTAACAGACCAATCGGATATTACCATTAACAATGACGTGTATCCTGTTACGCTTTTCATGTACAGGTATTCCGGTGCGTATATCCCTGATATTGATTTTACAGATTTCGACACGCTGGAGTTTGATTTTGAAATTGAAACGAATGACAAGCTGACGTATGCGGTATCTGACACGACAACGTACAGCACCAGCACAAGCGATGCTCTTGTTGCTACGCGCAAGGATGGAGAAATCAAGCGAGGCTTATATACGCTGGATGTGAGCGCGATTTCCGGCAAGCACAATATCAAAATCTGCGCGTGGGGCATCAGCGGCACGCTGAACATCTACTCAATCAAACTGAAGAAGAACGGAGCGTGACAAGTGTGATTGTGTATATCGACCATCAGTATAAATGTCACGTTGCCGACGGAGAAGGCTTGGTTGCGATTGAAACGGATGCTTTTGATGGAAAGTGTACGACGTTCATCGAAGGATACCGTTTTGTTCCCGCGAGCGAAAGCTGGACGCGAGAGGATGGAACGGTATTCACAGGCGAGATGGTAGCGCCATGGAAACCGTACGCGGATTTGGATGCCGCCCAGCGCACATACGAGCGAGAACAATACGAGGCTGCACGCGCGGCCTACGCCGCACTTGACGAAGGACTTACCAGCGTATAAAGGAGTGAAAGACATATGGCTAGGAGTACGACTTCTACGACATCCAGCAGCTCGACCACGTCGAAAAGCCACAGCGAAACACAAAGCCAGAGCCAAAGCAAAAGCCAAAGCACTACATCAAAATTTTTGGATGAGGCGCTTCGCGACGAGATCCTTGCCGGGCTGATGGGCTACATGACGGACGAGCAGATCAACGAGTACGCTGAGAACCTGATGCGTCCGCAGCTCAACGCAGGTCTGGAAGCGGCACAGCAGCAGTACGAAACGACCGAGCTTGCCAAGACGCAGGAGATCGAGAATCTTGCCGCATCGCTTGCCAAGGCCGTCGAGCAGCAGCAGAACGCTTATAACCAGAGCATGGCGAACGTGCAGACGGGCGCTCTCGCACGCGGCATGGGCAGAAGCAGCTATACGCTTCAGACGATGGCGAATCAGGGCAATGCGCTGGCAAAGGCTGTGCAGGATCTGACCGACGAGAACACGCGCATGAGCAGCCAGATCCAGCAGCAGATCACGCAGGCGGCGAAGCAGAACGCCCAGACTCAGGGTCGCCTGAACACCGACTATGCGGCATCTCTGGCGGCGAAGGTGCAGGAGCTGAAGCAGCAGCAGAGGCAGGAGTACAACCAGAACTACCTCACGGCGGTATCCGGCAGTCTGGGTCAGAAGACCGAGGGTCAGGAAGAGACCAAGGGCAGCAGCGTGACCGATACGACCGGCAGCAGCACGACCAACTCCAGCAGCTACAGCGTCACCAAATCCAGCGGCGGCGGTGGCAGCAGAAATCCTACTGGACTTACGGGCAATGGTTAAGCGGAAGGAGTAAGCGATGACTCAGGAAGAACTCAGACGCTGGCAAGAAGAGCAGGAACGCCAGAGGGCGCAGAGGCAGGCTGAAAGGCAGGCACAGGAAGCGCAGAAACAGACTGAGGCGGCTACCCAGCAGGCGGAACAGCAGGCTGCGCAGGCCGCTCAGAACGCTCAGACGGCGCAGGCAAAAACTACCGCAGATCCCGTTTACTCTTCCCCTGAAGAAAAGGCGCAGGCTCAGGGTATGAGGCGCACCATTGCCGAGTATAGCAAGGGCGTGCAATACAAGACGCTCGAAAGAGGCGATCATCTTCCACACGGCAATGTAAATCAGAATGTTTCCGATGCTATCGACAAAGCCAACAAGAAAGGCCTTGTCAAGATCGGACAGACTAACTTTGGCGTGCAGAACGAGATTAAGCCTGACTATAAGAGCATCAAAAACATCAAGCAGGCTGCGTTCTTCGGAATGGCGATCTCCGAGAATGACAGGGAGAAGTACGTCAAGCAGTATGCAGAATCTATCGGGCGCGACTATGATGAAGTTCTCGGCGAGATGGAGGGCATCCTCGGCGACGCGATGTTTGCATCCCCGAAGTCTACTGCGGCGAAGCAGCGCAGGATGCAGTCTGACAACAACGCGATCACGAACAGTTTCAACGCCTATGGTGTGACGAACTACGACGGCACGCCGCTCAACTTCAACACAGCGAGCTTTAACGAGATCGTTAATCTGATCAAGACGAACCCGGATGCGCAGACCCGTGAAGATCTGACAGATCTTCTGACCAAGGCGACGAAGCAGAAGGGAAACCGCTTCTACGGTCGCACATTCGACGCTTCTGACACGAAGAAGTTTCTTGCTACCGCAGATTTCAATCTGGAAAAGTACGAAGGATTCGTTGACAGTCATCTGTCTGGCAAGTTCTATCGCACTCCGGGACACGACGAGGATAACGAGAAGGCCTATAGCAAGGCTATGGACTGGATCAATATGCAAAACCTTTCCGAATATGAAAAGAACTATTTCAGAAAGGCTGTAGACCTCGAGTATAAGCGCCAGACAGGAAATGGTTTTACAGGCACGTACGAACCGGGGGCAGAAGCCTCTGACGAGCCGCAAGAGGATGACGAGGACTTCAACCTGATTGAATGGCTTACTGGGCTGTTTAAGAAGGATTCCAAGAAGAGCGATGTAGTGCCTACCGCATCTGCTTCTCCTGCAGAGGTGGCAGTGCCGCCTGAAGCGACAGAACCTACACCAACACCTGTAGAAACTGCGTCTGCTCCGGCAGAAACTGCATCTGCTCCGATGGTCGAAGAGATCCTCGAGGGGATGGATGTCCCCGAAACGGCATCTGTTCCTGCAACGTCAGAAGCAAAGGTAGCCAGCACGCCCGTGCTGCCGGAAGATTCGGAGAGCACAGAAGCCGAAAAGCCGCGCGAGGTACAAGGCCCGAAACTGCCGGACAATTTCCCGGTCAAGAACATTTCTCGCGGCGGAATCGACATGGACGCTCTCAGCGCGTACTACGATATCATTAACGGCGGAGACGATGTTGGAAGGGAAACAGGCAACGCCGACACCGAGGCGAATGCGGCGAAGAAGAAGGAAACCATCGACAGCCTGTCTGCGTTCTACGATACGGTTCTCAAGAATACACCGACTCCACAGCCGAAAGAGAAGCATGGCCCGCCGAGTCCGCAGAACTACATTGGCAGCGTAGACTTGTCCAGCCAGCCTGAACAGGCTCTTGTCTACAGGATGCAGGGCAAGGAAAGCTTTCTGACCGAGGATACGCTGAACAGCCTTGACAGCTACATTAACGGATCTGCAGGCCGAATGGCGGCTGCTGGTGTGCTTACGCCGGAGAACCTGAAGAAGTTTGCGAAGGTCGGTGCAGACGGCAAGATCGAAGAGGAAATGGGCAACATGCTTGCCACGGATATTTTCTCGTACAACTACGGCCTGCTGGGCGACCTGTCTTATTACGCGCTCAAGCTCCAAGACCCGGACTTCCCGGCAGAGCTTCTTCCCAGCGCGGTAGGAACGCTTTTTCAGACGATTGACGAGGCGGAGCAGCATGCACGAGACGATAAGGATGGGCTGTACAATCCTGCTCTCGTCAATATCTATTCTCAGGAGCTGGAACTGTATCCCGAGAAAAAAGCTGCGCTCGATGCCGCGTTCGGCTATGAGGCAGAGCTGAAGGAAAAAGCGAAGGAAGATGCGCGAATCAGTGCAGAATCGGAGGCGAAAGCGAAGCAGGAGCGAATTGATCAGGCTATTGCTGCATTCAAGACAGGCGACGCTACGCAGGAAGATATCGACATCGTGTTCGAGCTTGCGCCTGATCTGAACGACGCACAGCTTCTTGCTGATAAGACGTATGCACAGTACAAGCAGGATATCGCGCTGGATCGTACATTCTCCGATGTGGAAGAGGGTGGCTGGTTCAACGATCAGGCGACGGCGTACCTCATGCGCAACGGCATCAACGCAGAACCGGGCAGCGTAGCGATGGGGCAGGCGAAGGATTATGTCGCCGGTTTCTTGTATGACGCTGTTGCCAAACTTGCAGAGTGTGCTTATGCGCTGGATTACGGCAGTCTCGAGGCGTACATGAACTCCACAGGACTCAAATGGGAAACCGTTCAGGAGATTGCGCTTCACGACATGCGCGTATTCGAGAAGGGACTTACGCCGGAGGTTGTAGAAAAAGCGGAAGAGCTTGCTGCTCCCTCTTATCAGGGCAAAGGCCTTGAAGGCTATCAGGGCTTCGCACTTGGTACTGCCATGACCTTTGAAAAAGGCTGGGCCGACTTTATTTCCCCTAAGATGAAGGGCTGGTACGACCTTGCTTCTTCTACAAACCTCGATGTAGATTCTGCCAGAGCGAGAGCGTATTTTACAACGAACTATGGATTTGCGCGAGCCAAACATAAGGCATCTGAGCAGATCCTCGCAATGGCGAACGACGGCTACTTCCCGAACGAGTCGATGAACGATTTCGTCAAGGACTACATTACCAAAGGTGGAGATCCGTTCGCGCTCGGCATTGTGCCCGGCGATCTCGGTTATGTTGTGGAGGGCTACAAGAAAGCTATCGCAAGATCCGAATATGCGCAGAAATGGGCGAGCCGCACGATGACCCCGGGGCAGGGAAAGGCATTCGAAGTTTTCGCGAGTACGGTCAGCAACACGTCCAATCAGCTCCTTGCGCTCGCCTTGAACGTTGCAAGCCCGTCTACCGCACTCATCAACTCCATGATCGCATACGGAGACGGCGCATACTCTGAGGGCTTTTCGTATGCGCTTGACAAGGGATATGGCCTCAGAGGCGGCGGCCTGATGGGCATGAGCAATGTGCTTTCTGTTGCACTTGCGAACATGGGTACGGACGCGAAGATCCTGAATAAGCTCAAGCCTGCCAGCAATGCGATTAACCTTGCAGCGGGAAACGTCCCTCTGCCGAGGATGCTAAACTGGATGAAGGCTGGCGCACTTGCAGCGGCGGATACGCTTGCGGATGAAGTAATCAAGGACGAGCTTACCGAGGGCATCTACAGCGATGCGCTTATGGCTGGCGCGGAAGAGTACATCAAGTCGACTGATAATCTGACCAAAGCCCCGAATCTGTCCACGATGGCGAAGTCTGCCAAGGCGGCAATCTTCGGTGTTGACGTTGTGGGTACAGCCTCCAAGGTGCTGAAGAATGCGCCTGAGAACTTCATCCATATGCTCCCGATGGCGCTCATGACCGGCGGCAGCGCCAGCTTCAAGACATGGAAGAGCTACGATGCCGTCAAGACGGCGATGAAGACCGGCGATCCGTCGGACTACGTCAAGGCGCAGCAGACGTTCTCTGAGGACATGAAAGACCCTGTAAAGGCTAATGAGTTTGACAAGGCGGTTGATGCAGCCGATAAGGCTGTACGCGTTGCAGAGGCCATTCAGGACGGCACGGGCGATATCGGGGTAGTCATGGACGAGGCAATCGCTGTTCAGGAGCAGGCGGACAGCCACAAGGAAAAGCTGGACGCTTCTCGGGCGGCGCTCAACGAGGCAACAGCCCAGCACGAGAATGCCATCGAAGCGGTGATCGCAGGCACGGCTGATGAAGAGACGGCACAAGAGGCCATCGACTCTGCCGAGGCCATTGCGAAGAACCAGACCAGTGTAGCCGAGCATCAGAAGGAATTCGACCAGAAGCAAGGCGAAGCGGACGCGCTTTTCGAGCAGGCTGTCGGCATCGCCGAAGCCGAGGTTGGTCAGCAGATCATGTCTGAGAAGGTTGCACAGGCGGAAGCAGAGAACCAGCCGTACGGCGTGGATAATCCTGTTCCGTACAACGGCGGAACGTTCGGCATGGTGAACACGAACACCGGCGAGTACGGCGAAGTTGTCGGCATTGTCGGCAAGGACGGTGCTGGTTTTCCTGTTGTAAAACTCAACGACGGCAAGGTCGTAAGTGTCGAAGACATGGATTGGGATCAGGAAGTCGAAGACTTCTCTGAGATCATGGAACAGTTTGCTGATGTCGAGGATCAGCTACCGCTCTTTGAAAAGGACGAAAACGGCGAATGGTCGCAGAAGCCAGATTTTGTTCCGCCAGTTTCCGACTTCTCGAATATGTCCAAGTCCAAGATTGCGGGCATGGCAGATCTTCAAACGATCACGCTCGGCGAAGACGGCAGTGTCGTTTCCGACACCAAAGCGGAGAGTTCTGCTGAAAGCGAAGCAGACCTGACGACTGGCGATGGTTCTGCCCTTGAAGAGGCCGAGATCGATGAACTCCCCGATTTGGACTCCGACAACACTTATCCATACAAGCACCTTGATCATGAGTATTCTGCGACAATGCTTGTGGATGGCGAACTTGAGTCTGTCAGCGTTCTGGACATGGTCGGCTACACCAGCACCGGAGGGAATCCTGTCTTTGAGTTGTCGAATGGCAAGTACGTTACGATCGATGCTCTTTCAAATGTCGAGGGCAATCTTTACGATGATGCTCTGGATGCGATGTTTGACGCGCCGGACGGCTCGATGTTGAAGTTCCAGCCGGGGCAGTACGTTACCTTCGCAGACCTGAATGCAGGCGAAGGCACGGCTGAGTACACGAAGACTTATGTTTACAGCCAGCCGACCGAGCTTAAACTTGACTCTGATTTTTTCGGCGAAGGAACTATCACTGTCAAAGATGTTGTTGGGAAAACTGACCTCGGCACTCCCATTATAGAACTTGAAGACGGCACGCTTGTATCTTCTGCGGTTCTGTCTGACGAAGATTTGGACGATGTCAACAACGCTGCCGATTTTGTGAAAATTTCTCTTCCTGTAATCGCCGATGGAGATTACTTGACGGTATCTGGGCTTAAATCTAAGCTCGCCGCAGATAAAACGTCTAATTCTTCCGCGCCGACCAAGCTTCTCGCTCAGGAGTACGAAGCAGAGCTTCACGGCTCTATCGGCAGCAGCGACAAAGTCAAGGTTGTCGATCTTGTCGGCGTAACCGAGCAAGGTGTCCCGATTGTCGAGCTGGACGACGGCACAAAGACAACGGTGCATGCGCTCAAGAACGCAGGCCTGAAGAAGGAAGTGCATCAGCTCGCCGCTGACAACGCAGGTAATCTGCCCGTGTACAGCGCAGGTCAGTATCAGACGATTTCCGACTTCAAGGCCAAGTACGGCACGAAGGGGAAGAAGACTTCAAAGTCTGCGCCGATCAAGCTGGAAAGCTGGCAGGATAAGAAGTATCACGGTGCTGTCAACGAGCCGAAAATCATTTCGACGCTTTCCAAGGCATTCAAAAAGTGGTTCAATGATCCGACACTCGAAAAACTGCTGACGAACCCGGACGGCACGCCCAAGATCTTTTACCGTGGATTTGGTGGCGGCATGGGATCTGGCACGGTATATATGAAGCACGAGAGTAAGCCGCACCACGGCAACCCTGTCAACTTCTATACTGCCAGCCTCAAAATGGCGAAAACCTACGCACCTCACGGAACGCCGCTGATCAAAACGTACAATATTACGAATTGGGAAACAGCAAAGGCTGCAATGGAAAACATGGGCGGCAAGCTGATTGCTGACAATATCAAGCAGGGATATCAGGTTGTCTGGAAGAATGGAACGAAAGGAAAGTTCTATAAAGAGAACCAGATTTCCGAGTTCAATGCGGAGTATGGCGGACTGAAGGGCGCAGGCATCTTCCAAGGCTATATCAGCGTGAAAAAGCCTCTTGTTCTTGACGCAAAGGGATCTGCGTGGACAAGCATCCACGCGACTGTCCTTGATAAGAACGGGAACGCCCATACAATGACCAACACTACGGACAGTTGGGCACATTGGGCGTGGGACAACGGATACGACTCCGTCATCATTAAGGATGTCAAAGACAACATCTTTGGCAATGGGAACGCCGAACCCGGCCTTGAGGTAATCACCAGCCAGTCTTCGATGTTCAAGAGTATCTACAATACGGGCAAGTTCGACAAGAACAACCCAGATATCAGATACTATGAACCGGGAACGTTCAAATTGACCGGCGAGCCAATCTCCCAGAAGATGAACGACGTTATGAATGTTCTGAGTTCTGGCGGCAAGGTTGATCTGGACGAGTTGTACAGCATCCCCGAAGTACAGTATGCGATTGAGAATCAGAAAAAGGGCAGCTCTTTGCAGGACTTCGAGAATGATCCAGAGCGTGAGATTGAGCAGCAGCGAGTGCTTGACGAGCTTACAGCCCTTGGAAGCGCCGAAGGCATTCTGGTTGACGGCAAAAACAAGGTCGTGTATACTGGTGATGTAAGGCAAGAACGCAGGATGGATATCGTCATCGGCCCGCCTGCCGCAGGCAAGAGCAGTGTGCTTGTCGATCCGCTCTCCCGTATGTATGGAAGCCGTGTTGTCGACAGCGACATGGCAAAGGAGCGGCTACCGGAATACGAAGGCGGTTTGAATGCTGGATATCTGCACAAGGAAAGCAGCCTTATCAATGGAAGACTGCTTACAGAATCTATGGCTAGGGGCGACAACATCGTTCTTCCGATTGTTGGATGGGATCTTGACAGTGTTAGAAAAGAAATCGCGATGTACAAGGCCGCTGGCTATGATGTGTATCTCCACCTGAATCAACTTCCTATCGATAAGGCTGTAGGAAGAATGCTTGGTAGACTTATAGAAGACGGACGATACATCGACCCGGTATACCCACTCAATACGGTACAGAACAGGCCGAAGGCTGTGTTTGAGGTTTTGAAAGGAGAGAATGCGGCGAATGGATACTCTGAATGGTCAAACGACGTCGCCAGAGGAGAAGACCCCGTCTTACTATATGGAGATGGCAAGACAGAACGATCAGTTCTCGACGGCAAAAGAGCTTTGGCCCATGACGCAGGAAGATCTGGAAAGAATCAAAGCGGCACACCGCAGGCAGGATCAGCGGAAGGCGATGCACGAGGCGCTGGACAAGGCACGGCAGAAGCGGAAGGCGACCTGAAATATCTCAAGAGCACCCAGAGCAATCAGGGTGCTTCTTCTATGCCCAAGGGCGATGTGAAGAAGAAAAAGGCGAAGGTCAATTCTCCGCTGCGAATCGCGAAGAAGCTTGCTGACGATATCGGAACAACGATCTACGGCAGGAAGAAACTGAGTGACCCGCACACGCTGAAACCGCTTCCGAAGAGTGTCAAGGCGTACTATTCGGATATGCTGGACATTCTCGGCGTTCGCGCCAAGGATTCTGGCAAGATCGTCGATATGTTCCACGAGCTGACGCACGCCATCGGAAACAAGATCAAGATGGAAGGCACGCAGAGGATGATCGACGCGCTGCGTGACGACTTCAAGGCGAACTACAGCGACGCAGAGCTTCCGGGCGAAGCACTTGCGGAATTTGGTTGGCATTATTTCTTCGCGCCGCAAGAGGCAGAGAAGATTGCTGGCGCAAAGTTCGTCGCGGACTTCGAAGCTGCTCTCAAGCGAGAAGGTCTGTACAAAGCTGTAAAGGATGCACAGGAAGATCTGCAGCTCTATCGCAATCAGGATGTCTCTGGCAGATCGCTTGCCCATGTCGTTGATACGCCGAGCAAGAAAAAGAAGAATGTTTTTACAACGCTTCTTGGAGAAGGTGTAGACGAAACAGCATACCTCAGACCGATTGTGAACAGGCTCGCTCAGAAGTTTGGGTGGAATGGAATCGCCACAAACATGAACCCCGTGCTTCAGGCGCGTCAGGCTCAAGTTGCCTCCATTCTTGCCGATAACGTGTTTAGCAACGCGGTTACGGATTCTAACTGGAAGGTTGTCGCAAAGAGCTTTGATGATCGCGTATCTAGTCGGATCAAGACAGATAAAGACGCAAATGAATTCCTCGCATATATCCTTGACAAGCATGCGCTTGAGCGCAGCAAGCAAGGCAAGCCGGTCTTTGACGGCGTGGCGATTTCGGATGGCGAGCTGAGATCGAACATCAAGCGCATCGAAACGGAAATGCCTCACATCGCAGAGGCTGCCAATGAAATGTACGAGTTCTGGGATGACGTGATGACCAATTACATGGTCGACACGGGATTTATGAGCGAGGCCACATGGCAGTACCTGAAGACGATGAATCCGTTCTATGTCCCGACCATGCGCGACAAGGGAATTACATCGTCCACTGGAACTGGCGGCAACAAGTTTACGGTGAAACGCGCAACCGGTAGCACAGAGGACATAATCAATCCGCTAATCTCTATGCGAGCTATGGTCGAGCAAATGGTCAAGCAGGTTGCTTACAACAACATCGCACTCTCCGTAGATCGGGCATACAAGGCGATGCCGGAAGCTTTGTCTGACATCTTGATTCCTGTGGCAAAGGGTGAAAGCAAGGCGAAGCCTGCGCTGACAGAAGCTGATATCAAACAGATTGAGGCGAATCTGAAACCGGGCGATGATTTGATGGAAGCGATCTTGACCGAGATGGAAAAGAGAATCGCGTTCGGTCAGCCTGCAAAGTCTGGCGAGCCGGGGACGATGGTCGTGCAGCATGCGGACGGAAGCACTACAGAGTACAAGGTTCTTGATCCTGATATGCTTGCTGTAATCACAGGCGCTGGCGAAAAGGGCGTAAACGGTGCGGCGCAACTGATCGGAAATCTTACGAGGACGATGGCAATGCTCACAACGTCCGCAAGCCCGATCTTTGGCGTACTGCGAAACCCGACCCGAGACGTTGGCACGTCTGCAAATTACGGCTCTTACTCTTTGACTTACGTAGATGGCGCAGTCAAATGGCTCAAGACGCTTTGGGATGTCGCACACAATACGGACGAGGTCAAGCAGGCACGAGCAACAGGAATCGGAAGTATGTCTCAGTTCAGCGCAAGAAGCGCAGACAGCGCAAGGAAGTTCCTGAACAAGGCTCTTCCGGGCCGCAAGCCGACAACGAAGAAAGAAAAGTTTAAGGCTGCTCTCGGATCTGCTTTTGACATCGCAACTCTTCAGAAGTTTGGCGAATGGATTGAACTTACAAGCCGAATTGTAGAAGCTAAATATGGCAAGCTCAACGTAAATAACGCAAATGCAGAGGCGGGCGATTTCGTACGCCTTGGCATAAACCAGCGAGACGTTACCGTTGACTTCTACGGATCGGGCAAAGGCCAGATTGTATCTGACATCGCATGCGTATCTCCGTTCCTCAAAGCCGCAATGAATGGTATCTACCGTCAGGCAAGGATGTACGCAGACCCGATGGAAAGGGACAGACTGCCTGCCAGACTTGCAAAGACTGTGGCTAACACAGCGCTTACAACCGCGCTGTCCAGCCTCGCGCTGCTGAGAACTCTTGATGATGAAGAGAAAGAAGCTTACACCGAGTATCTGAGCCAGAATCTCAAGACTCAGCATTGGTATCTGCCGAACCCGGCCTACTATCTGGGCGAAAGCGATAAGATGCTTGTTCGCATTCCGCTTCCGCAGGATGTCGCTTCTTACGCTGTTCACGCGGCTGTAACGAACGCGATCTGGCTTGGTCAGGAAGATACGCTTGCGATCGAAGCAGGCGCACTGGCTGAAACGCTCCTTGGAAGCTTGAATCCGTACAACGGCACGATATTCAGGCCGTTCATCGATGCGATGCGCAACAGGACGTGGTACGACGGATATATTGTTCCGCGCACGATGACGGATTACACTCCGGTCAGTGCAGCTAACCAGTACACCGAGACAACGCCTGAACTGTTCAAGCTTGCAGGAAAAGCCTTCAACATCTCCCCGATGAAGCTTCAGTACGTCATTGAACAGCTTGGAGGATATCCGGCGAAAATTCTTGTTCCGGCATTGTCGCACGATGAATTTACAGGACAGCTTGGAGGTCTTGAAGCTATTGGCGAGGTGTGGGCAAAGTCCATGACAAGCGATCCGTACGTTAGTCAGGACATGACTTCTACATTCTACGATGCAAAAAACCTGCTTACCTCGATTCAGAACGACGCGAAAGAAGGAAAATCCATCCTTGGCCTGAAGGCTGGGCTTTCTCAGACACAGGTCGACGACGCTGTGCTCGAGGCGAAGTCTCTGCTTAAAGGCCCGATCGAGGAAGGACAAGACGCGATCAAGGAGATGTACGACACCGTTGACTCGGTCAACGCTAATCAGGATCTGAGCAGCAAGCAGAAGAATGCGCTGATTCGCGATGCGAGAAAGACGTGTATGGAAGTCCTTGCGAATGTCAATGCCGAGATGTGGGCGTATCAGGAGCAGTACTGCACAGGCGAAAGCTTGATCGGACGCTTCATCAAGAATTACAAGACGTACAGCCTGTCAACGAAATAAAGGAGAAGGGAAATCCCTTCTCCTTTATTTTTCCAGAAATGGGAGGTTTATATGATCAACGCAAGCTTTAACGGCGGCGAGAGCCGCACAACCGCAATCAGCGGCGCATACCAGTACGACACGGGTCAGCGCCTTGTGATGCACGGTCTGCCTTCCCCGGAGGAATTCTCCGGGGAGGACGACTTCCTCTCCGGCGATCTGGCTGTTGTGGAGGTACACTTCAGCCGGGTCGGCGACAGTCAGGCTGAGATGCGTCTGGGCATCTGGGACATTGACAGGAAGGTATGGCTGGCCTCTGTGCCGGATGAATTCCTGACCGTCAGCGAGGAGATTCAGGTGCACGTCTACGTCAGTCACGGCACGCTGGATGAAGAGACGCGCGGAAAGACGGCATATGAGGGCGTATTCACGCCGATTGCGCGGCCTGCGCCGTTCGGCCTGACCACGCCCGAACAGGAAGCCGAGTGGCAGGAGAAGGAAGTCGAGGTCGAGCTTGCCATTGCAGCATGCGAAAGCGCGACCGAGAACGCAGAATCCGTTGTGGACAGCACGAACAGGGCTGCGCAGAGGGCTGCAAAGCCTACGCAGGAGGCGGAAGAGGCCGCTGTACTGACGGAAGCTGAGACGGAAAAGCTGGAAACCGAGGGCAAGATGTGGCAGCGTGCGACGTTCTCTGTGACGGCGCTTGAGCCGGGTACGAAGGCAACCGTCGATGTAACCCGCAAGAACGATGTGCCGCACTTTGCATTCGGCATTCCGCGCGGTGCAGACGGCACGCCGGGTGAGACTGGCGATATCGGCCCCAGCGACGTGGAGTTCATCATGGACGGCACGACGCTGATTATCAATACACTCACGACCGAAGACACGACCGAGTAAAGGAGGGCTGCACATGAGCACATGGAATGCATTGGTCAGCGACGTAAACAAGGCGATTGCTGACATGAATGCGGAAGCATCGAAGGCCAACTCCGCTGCGACGCTGGCTGGCGAAGCGGCGAATGCTGCGACCGATGCGGCTGAAGCGGCAAGCGATGCGGCAGAAGCGGCGAACGATGCTGCCGAGGCGACTGCCGACGAGCGATACAAGTGGGAGAATGCGACGGCAAGCATCCGTACGCTGAACGAGGATGAGGATGCGACCCTGACGATGAGCGAGATCGGCGGCGTGAAGAACTTTGCGTTCGGTGTACCGCGCGGCGTGACGGGTGCGGACGGCGCGAAGGGTGATCCGGGCGTGAGCGGCGTGACGTTCACACTGACCGGCACTTCGCTTTACATCCGCAAGACGACGTAAGGAGCGTGCAGCATGCCGAATAAGTTTCTTCCGAAATACTATTTTACCGGCGAGTCCTCCTGCGATTCGGACGAGGACTACTGGTACATCTATCTCAAGAGCACCGGCGATCTGACGATGGAATGGCCCAAGAATATCGACGTGTTCCTTGTCGGCGGCGGTGGCTCTGGTGGTAACGGCACTGCCGCCGGTGGCGGTGGTGGTGGCTATACCACGACCGGGAAAAATATCAGCATCGATGCCAACACCGAATACCGCATTGTGGTCGGTCGCGGCGGCGAAGGCGGCGAGGTTGCTGTACCGTATTCGAACGGATACGACGGACAGCCGAGCATGGCCTTTGGCCTGACTGCTGCCGGAGGCGAGGGCGGCAAGTGTCTCAGCCCGTCTGCCGGAGATCAGGTTCCATCTCCCGGCGGCAATGGTGGCTCTGGTGGTGGCGCTGGTACATACAAAAAGGAAGCGGACGGCGGTTTTGCTGGCGCAGGCGGCAGCAACGGCAGCTCCGGCGGACGATCTGACGGCGCTGCTGGCGGCTCTGGTCAGGGCAGCAATACGCACGCTTTTGCCGATTCCAGATATCCGCTGTACGCTGGTGGCGGCGGCGGCTACTCGCGCAGAGGCTACAGCTACGGCGGCGAGGGCGGCGGCGGTCACGGCGAATACCAGCCAGACAGCGACGACGAAGAAACGCCAGCCGCAGACGGCACGCCGAACACCGGCGGCGGTGGTGGCGGCGGCGGTGAAGGTACTGGCCTTGGCGGTGCTGGCGGCAGCGGTATCGTCATCATCCGCAGCTCAATTCAGGATTATCTGCCGGTATTCTTTGGCGACACCCGCGTGCAGGAAGTCTGGTACAACGGCGTACGCGCCGAGAGCCTGATCTTCAACGGACAGGAGCTGTACTGAGGAGGACAATATGGTCAAGATTAATGGAACTGCCGTCAACGGCCTTACGGCTGCGTACAACGGCTCGACGCTCACGCTGACCGGCAGGAATATCGGCATGTCGCTGACCGGCCTTGCAGACCTCCTGTCCGGCGATCCCGTGATCGAGGTCGTGAAGAACGGCATCGTGATGGAGATCTACCAGAGCCTGCAGCTCAAGGCGCTGACGATGGAAACCATCGGCGGTGTGCTGACCGTGACTGCCATGATGGCGGCAAAGCCGATTGAATCTACAGGCGGCGGTGGAGATTCTTCCGATCTGGTCGATCAGATCGAGGAAGTGCGCGAACTTGCACAGACGGCGGTTGACGCTGTGACGGCGATTGAGGAGGGGATGAGCCATGTTTGACACGAAGAAGATGAAGGCCATCGGCATGATGCTGGCGCGTAACGCGACCAGAACTGCTGAGGCAGACGGCACGGCGGCGAACGAGGTCATCGACCTTGCGCCGATCCTGCGGGTCTGGAAGGAAGGTGCGTACGAGGTCGGCAACGTCTGCTCGTACGACGGCAAGCCGTACAAGTGCGTACAGGCGCATGACAGCACCGGCAACGCCCTGTGGAATCCTGTCGATGCTCCGAGCCTCTGGGCGAACTACCACGGCACGGATGCGGATCATGCTCTGCCGTACGTGCAGCCGACAGGTGCGCATGATGCGTACATGGCTGGCGAGCATGCGGTCTATAACGGCGAAGTGTACAAGTGTCTGACTGACGGCACGGTTCACGACCCGGCGGTGCTGCCGTCTGCGTGGGCGGTGGTGGCTGAATGATCAAGGCAAGCAATGCGATCCGCACGGCGAGGCTGCTGCTCAACACACCCTACAGCGAGATGGACTGTATCCGCCTGATCGTCATGATCATCCGGCGTACGGCTGGCGGCGACACCGAGTATCGCTGCGAGGGCACGAACTGGCTGTGGCGCAGCATCGACAACAGCAGCAAGTACCGCCACCTGACTTGGCAGCAGGAAAGCACGACCGGCGCAAAGGCTGGCATGCTGGCCTTCAAGCGGGACGGCGACGATGTGCATCACGTCGGCATCGTCACGGAGAAGGGGACGGTCATCCATTCCAGCAGCGTATACGGCAGAGTCGTCGAAACGCCTCTGGACAATAGCTGGCATCTGCTGGCGCAGCACAAGCTGATTGATCCGGCAGAAGGCGTGCAAACGGATCAGCCGCCTGCAAATGATGCCGAAGAGGACGAGTATGATACCGGAGATCTTCCGGCGTATACGAGCCTCATGCGCAGCGACGGCGTGACGATCCTGCTTGCCGGAAGCTGGCGCGTCGCCAATGATTGAGGGGTGATTCCATTGAACGATGTCATTATCGTCGCGATCATTGGCTGCTTGGGAAGCGTATTGGGCAGTCTCTTAGGCATCATCGCGACAAGCAAGCTGACGCAGTACCGACTCGCTCAGCTTGAAGAAAAGGTGAACAAGCATAACAACGTCGTCGAGCGTACGTACTCGCTTGAAGGCCGAGTGACCGAGCTTGAGCACGATGTAAAGGATCTCAAGGCATATCATCGACCGACTGCCTGAAAGGGGGCATTTCTTATGATCAATTGGAAAGACGTTGCAATCCGTGCATTTAAGACCTTTGTAGAAGCGTTTCTGGCGCTGCTGGGAGCGGAGCTGACTGGCATGGATATCTTTGCTATGGACAAGGGTACTTGGTGCGCTGTGGGCATTTCTGCGGCTGCAGCAGGCATCTCTGCGGTCTGGAACGGCGTGATTGAGCCGCTGCTCAAACCCGCTCTTCCAGGCAAGTAAGGGAGGGATGCCAGACGCTGAAGCTTGAGTATTGCCGCCCACTGATGGACTACTATCTGGAGAACTGTAATTTCACCGACGACGAACGTTCCATTATAGAGATGCGCAGAAAGGGCGTGTCTTTGGTGGGCATGGCAAGGAAGTTGAGCTACTCCTCAACATCAAGCATCAGCGACCGGCTGGCGTCCATCCGAAAAAAGATGGAGGAATTGGATAAGATCAAGCCATATTCGGCATGATAAAGGGCTGGGAACTGCGCAGGTTCTCAGCCTCTTTTTTTATTATACTCCAATCACAGATAAGGCCTGTCTGAATTTCAATCTTGATTGGAGGGTGATCTATGGAATATGCAAGTCGTGGACTTGGTGGGGCGGCACTTGGCACTGGTGTGGCTGGTCTGTCTCTCGGCGTACTGAACTCTATGGGTAACGGTGGCCTGCTTGGCAACCTCTTTGGCAACAACTGCGCTGCTGCGGTGTGCAGCGACAACATGCCGGTCAACCGCTATGAGCTGGATCAGCAGAAGAGGATCTCTGACCTTGAGGCTCAGGTCGCTCTGCGTGATGCCAGCATCTACACGGACGGCAAGCTGAACGATCTGCGCAACTATGTGGACGGCAAGTTCGCTACCGTGAATGACAAGCTGTGTGCGCAGGCTGTTCACAACGCCACCAATGACGCTGTGCTGGGCTGCATGCAGGGTCAGATCCAGCAGCTCTACGGCCTGACCAAGCTGGTTGTGCCGAACACCAGCGTCTGTCCGGGCTGGGGCAACGTGACGGTTACTCCGTCCACTGCGGCAGCTGCTGCCACTCCGGCGACGGGGGCGTAACAGATGAAAACGGTTGACCAGATCAGCCGCGGGGTGGCGAGCTTCTACGACAAGGAGGTTCGCCCCTCCCTTTCCGGCTGGAAAGCGATAGCGTATGGCGTAGCTGTGGGACGGGTTGCGTCCAGACTGCCGGTGCTGATGGAACAGTACGCGGCGATACTCGCGCCTCTTGGCATCGTTCAGGACGGCAAGGTGGATGCGGAAGGTCTGGCAGCCGAACTGCGCAGCCAGATGGAAAAGAACGGCGGTGCACTCAGCATCCCGATCATGGGCGATACTTTTACGTTCAAGCCTGTGGACGTGGACAGCCTGATGCACCACATCGAAAGGGCGTGATTACATGAAGCACAGTAAAAAGCACATGATTGCCCTTGTCATGGACGGCATCCGCGACACGGACATGATCGCCGGGTACGCTGAGACGGCGAGGAGCGAGGGCGAGGACAAGATCGCCGGTTGGTTCGCCCAGCGTGCGAAAGAGCGTCTTGCCGAGCTGCGGCGCGACTGGACGGACGTGGAGAATACGCTCGGCCTGCACGATCACGACGATGATCTGGTCGGGGCGATGAGCTGCCACGTCCGCAGGGAGATCGAGCATCTCAGGGACAAGGTCGATAAAATGTGAAAGAATCCCCGTCAGAAATGGCGGGGATTTTCGTGGCAATTTTCGTGGCAATTCTATTTGCTTCGAAGCGAATGAAGTGTTCACGTGCGTGAATATAAATTTGAAAAAAAGACGCAAAAAGCCTTATGCTGCAAGGGAAAAAGAAAAGGAATGTAGTTATAGCTACATTCCTTAAGTGGTGCGGTAGATGGGACTTGAACTTACACAAATCAATGTAAAAACGCCGCAATACTTACTTTTCTGCGGAGGCGTGGCAATTTTCGTGTCTATTGTTGATGATTGCCACGGCGTGCATATCCATTGCAGAGTGGATAGAGCCTTTTTTCTCTTCCATGACGTGACCGTACACGCGCTTGACCATGTCGAAAGATGAGTGTCCCATGTCTGCCGTGATGTACTTCTCTGGCACACCTTCACGGAGCATGACCGATGCGTGGTAGTGGCGAAGATTATGGAATCTTCTGGGCGCTCCCAGACGGTCTACGAGGCGCATATAGCGCTCTGTAATCACATTCGGGGAAATGCCCACGAGCGCTGGACGGAGCTGCCTGCGGCGCTTCAGCTCGTCGTACAAGGCACTTGGAATGACCAGTATGCGTGAGCCTGCCTGTGTCTTCGGCTCTTTCTCGACGTGCAGACAGTCCTCGTCCATTACGAGTGCCTTATCGACGGAGAGGTATGCCGTTCCATTGGTGAATGTAATATCTGACCACTTCAGCGCACAGATCTCAGATCGGCGCAGACCCATGAGGGCAGCGAGTGAGACAGCGATGTACATATCGTCATCATCGTACACTGCATCCAGAATGCTGATAATCTGCTGATCCGATGGGATTTCCATCTCAACGCGCTGTGCCTTGGGCAGCTTGAGCAGAGAGAAGTCCAGACTGATTTCGTTCGCCTTGAGAACTGCTGAAATCAGAGCGAGATTGTTCTTGACCGTCTTCGGGCTGGTTGTCTTGGCGCGCTCTACGATCCAAGCCTGTACATCGCGCAGTGTAATTTTGTCGATGCGCTTTTGTTGTATCGTGGTGTACGCATTTTTACGATACGATACGTAAGCCCGGATGGTGGAGGGCGAAATGCCGGTCGCTCTGCATACGTCGATGTAATTATCCATCGCATCTCCGAGCGGCACATGTGCGCGGTTTCTGTCGCGCTCGAGCATACCAGCCTTCCACATGGCGGCTTTGGCCTCTGCGAGGGCGGCGGTCGCCTCGGTGAAGGACTCTTTGTGGCAGACACCGCTTTCGTCGGTGAAGCTTGCGCGGCATCTGTAGTTGCCGGACGGCAGTCTTTTCGCTTTTGCCATATTAAATTTTCCTTTCATTACAGCCGGACATGTGCTATAATGAGAGCGCACAATCCAGCTTCTTGGTCGAGGTTGATGTGTGTTGCCCGTCGGAAAGGTGAGAGCTTCCGGCGGGATTTTTTTGTTTATCTAAGAACGCCGTAACTAGGATTCGGCAGATCGTACTTGACGAGGTACACGAGGATGGCGGCGAATAGCGCGATGATGACAAGAAGCGCGATGATCAGGGCTGCGTCTCGTTTTCGCTTGGCGTCGCGGAAGTATTCCATCTCACCCTCGGCCTTGGCCTTGTCGGCGAGAAGCGTTTTGTTGACAAACGCCTGGTTCTCTTTGTCGTTTTCCAGTTTGGTTATGCGATGCGTGAGCGCTTCGATGGTTCTGTCCTTGCTGGCGATCATCTTCTCCCAGCGCGCCTCGGACTGCTCGTACATGGTGCGCACGCGCTCAAGCTCTTCAAGGTTGCTCTCGCGGGATTCTTTGTCGCCTTCACGGAACAGTGCCCACACTTCATTGAATGCATTGAATGACGGCGTTTGAGGGAGAGCGTCCGCCAGATCGTGACGATCCAGCGCGATACACAGGGCGCGCACACGATCCGGCAGGCCGGATTGATTTGTTCCGTTCAGGAATCGCGCCGTGGTGGCGACGGGAAGCCGCGCGAGATGGGCGACCTCCTTGATTGTGGGGCGGGATGGAAGCGAATCGTAGTAATCCTGCAGATCGCGTAGGACTGCTGCGGTCGTTTTCATGTGCTACAGCTCCAATTCTCATTTATTTCTCACTGATAATGTGTGAGTTCTCACGAATTTATCATTCTTAACACTAGTCTTTATCGCTTTAAAGCGGTACACTTGGGCCATCCAACAAAGAAAGGAAGGCGATTATATGAAGTACATCCCGACACCGAAGGAAGAGAGAGCGCTGCGCGATCCGATTAAGGAGCGAGACCTCCGCAGGATGATCTGTAAGGAAATCAACGACATGAATGCCGAGCAATTACAGAAGCTCTTGTGGAAGATCCAGAAGGGGAAGAGGTGATCGGGATGACGGATGAGAAACTTGCCTACATCGGCTTCATTGCCAAGATGCTTGAGGGCTTGGATATGCGCCGGATTAAAATCATATATGAGTTTGTTCTCGAAATGACTGGTTGACTTAGCCGCCCCATCAGGGGTCGGCTTTTTTTATTTCCTCTAGAAGCTCGTTGGCCTTTCGCTCGAGCATCTCCCACTCGTCCTCGCTCATACGAAGAAGCACGGAAATCAGACGATGTTTGAATCCCGGTTCACACTTGAGCATTCTGCTCATCAAAGTAGAAAGCTCGTCTTCGCGGCTTACAGATCTGAACATCTCGCCTTCGCCATTGCGAAGCCAGTTTTCGTTGACGCCGAACTCTTTGCAGATAGATGAAATTACAGCGTCCAATGGAGTCCTAGAGCCGGATTCGTAACCGGCGACTGCAGAACGAGAAACGGCGATTCGCTTACTGAATTCTTCCTGATTCATATCGAGATGTTTTCTAAGTTCCTTAATTCTATTGTTCATTGAATCACCTCCGATGCTTGCATTATATCATGACATTTGTCGCAACGCAACATTTTTTTCGAAAAAACTATTGACATAAGCGTTGCGATGCGTCATAATATAGTCACGTTGAAACAAAATGAAGGCGAGGTGAGGCAATGAGCGAGAAGGAAAAGGCTTTGGCTGAGCGTCTGGCAGCAGCGTTTGACGCTCTGCCGGAAAGCAAGAAGGAATATTTGCTTGGATATGCAGATGGTGTCGCTGGTATGCAGGCCAAGCAGGATAAAGAATCGGGCAACACACAGGCCAAGGAGCAATAAAAAAGCCAGCACTCTCACGGCTGGCAGAAGGGGGAAGCGGCATGATCCGATACGTCCGTGTCGATTACATGGCATCGCACAGGCCGGGCATCCCGGTCATTACGTGCAACGCACGCGGCAAGATCATCTTCGAGCGCGAGGGCATGTCGCCGACAAAAAAAGATGTCCGGCGCGCGCTGGCACACACACCGGACAAGAAGGGTACAGCAAAATGTACACCTTCAGTATAGCAAAAGAAGGAGGAAACGTCAATGCCAAAGGTCAGAGGCTTGACGCAGGAGCAGAAGGACAAGGCACGATGGGAGAATGCTGACCGCAACTTCCGCACGCAGCTCTTCTCGCTCGCCGACGCTATCGGCTTCACGCCGAAGCAGATTATCGGGATGGTGCTCGGTACGACGCACGGTCAGACGATCAAGCGGATGTACGACAATCCGTCGCGGATGACGAAAGCGCAGGAACGCGATTTCGCCAAGTTCTTTGAGAAGAACAATCTGAAGTTCGACTTCTCGTGGGGGGAGGCAAGCGCATGATTCCATTGTGGTTTGTAAAAATCGCGATCATCTTCATCTTCGGCGTACCGCTTCTGGCAGGCCTGCTGATCTTCCTGATCGCGGCGATGATTCTGGATTATGAGGACAAGCAGAAGGGAGGACAGAGTGATGGCGAAGTTTCGGAACTTCACGCTTGAAGGCAAGGCGCTCAGTATCACGGCGCATATCGAACTGGACGGCAGGACGGCCTACACGGTCGAGCTGAATCCTCAGTTCGAAAAGGAAAGCATGACGTGGGAGGAGCTTAACAAGTTCCGCAAGGCCATTAAGGATGATGCAGATGTTTGGTCTGGCATCGTGAACGATGGCAATCTGGATGATTTCGAGGAATCGTGGAAGGGGGATGAAGAGGAATGTTCAACCGAAGATCTGTGACTCGCGCAGGGCGTACGATGAACGCGGTTTCCGAGTTCATCTCCAAGAACTGTCCGCAGAGTGCGCAGGATGTTGAGGAGGCTACGCGGCTTCTCAATGCCGTCGCATATCAGTACTTCCTGATACCTAGGGAAGTGCGAGAGGTCTACTTCAGAAAGGAGCTGGTTGCGGATGGCGTACAGCTGCAAGATCTACCTGAAGGAGGAGTGTGACGGCTGCGGGATGTGCGACGAGCCGAGGCACAGCATGAGCCGGGTGTCGTTCTCCGACGATGAATATGATCCGTTTGAACCCGACGAAGATTACGAAAGGTGATGTAAAAAGTTATGGAGAGTCCGAAGATTTACAAGGCCATCAGTAAGGCGATGGCAGAGATTGGCGCTATCGGCAAAGACAAGTGCAATCAGCAGCAGCACTTCCAGTATCGCGGCATCGACGATGTCATGAACGCGCTGCATCCCGTGCTGACGAAGAACGGCCTGTTCCTCGCGCCGGAGGTTCTTGAGCACAAGCGCGAAGAGCGCCAGACCCAGCGCGGCGGCAACCTGATCTACAGCATCATGAAGGTCAAGTACACGCTGTTTGCAGAGGATGGATCAAATGTGAGCGTTATTGTGATCGGCGAAGGCATGGACAGCGCAGACAAGTCCAGCAACAAGGCAATGGCAATCGCTATGAAGTACGCAATGTTCCAGCTCTTCTGCATCCCGACGGAGGAGATGATCGACCCGGACTCCGAAACGCCCGAGCCGAGCGCACCCACTCCTGCGTACATCTGCTTTGACTGCGGCGCTGGCATCTATGACATCATCGGCAAGGATGGCGCGGTAAAGATGACTGCAGAGAAGGTCGCCGACAGCGGTCTGAGCAAGTTCGGTCGCATCCTCTGCGTCAACTGCGCCAAGAAGGCGAAGGAGGTAACGAATGAATAAGATCCATCTGATCGGCAATGTCGTTCACACGCCGGAGTTGAGAACTACACAGACTGGTGTGAATGTCTGCAAGTTCTCTATCGCGGTAAGCCGCAAGGTCAGGAACGCGCAGACCGGCGAGTATGAAACCGACTTCTTCGATGTTCAGGCTTGGAGAAAGCTTGCAGAGCTTTGTGCCAATTTCCTTGAGAAGGGCAAGAAGGTCGCCGTGGTCGGCGCGATGCAGATGCGCGACTACGAAGGACGTGACGGTGGCAAGCGCAGGGCATGGGAGGTTGTGGCGGACGAGGTCGAGTTCCTTTCTCCGAGGAGCGAGAGCACTCAGGAAACGCCTCATACGGCGCAGCACAACATGACTCGCGAAGAGGCGAGGGCGGCTGTCAAGCTGGCTGCTGCGATGTCTTCAAAGACTCCTGCGGATCAGGGGTTTACGACAGTCGAGGATGACGAACTTCCGTTTTAACGGATAACGCAAGGCGATTCTGCCTTGCTTATGGGGGATGCAGGCTTGCAACAGGGCCAAGCAGAGAATGTGCCATAACCACTCCCTGACAAGCCGGTTCGATTCCGGCTGTCCCCCACCAGCACGATATGTGCAGATTCATTCTGACACATCGGAAAGACGATGAAATGATAATACGCGAGAACCAGTGAGCCATCCGGCAGGCAAGAAGGGAGCGCAGATGCCGGACAACAACTGAATAAAGCAGGGCGGCGCGCTGCAATGAACATACGATATGTCCGGGATAGCGTATTCACAATCGGATTCAGAAGTTCATACGGCACATAATTTGTGACAGAATTTGTCGCCCTGCCATGCCGCCGTAGCTCAATCGGCAGAGCAGATGCTTTGTAAGCATCAGGTTGAGGGTTCGACTCCCTCCGGCGGCTCTATCTCAAAAGAAAGGGGTAAGCAAAATGCTGAATACGCAATGCGGCAGAATCGTTCAATACATGCAGACGCACGGCGGCATCACACAGTTCGAGGCTATCGGTGAGCTGGGCGTGCTGCGGCTGGCAAGCAGAATCCACGACCTGAAGGATGCCGGATACAGCATTCGCGGCGAGACGGTAACGGTGAAGAACCGCTACAACGAGAAATGCCGCGTGAAGCGGTACAGGCTGGAGGAGGGAGTGCAGCATGGGCAACCGCATGCTGAAAGAGTCCATACGGACAAGCAAGTCAGTTAATCAGCTCACGGATTTTCAATTCAGGCTGTGGGTACACCTGATCACCTACGTCGATGACTACGGACGCGGCAGCGCAGACCCGGAACTGCTCAAGGGATTCGTCTTCCCCAGACGCAAGAGCGTCACGGAAGCGACGATTGGCAAGGCACTTACAGATTTGGCGACCATTGGTATGATCCATCTCTACGAGATAGACGGTGAGTCGTACTTCTGTTTTCCGACTTGGTGCGAGCATCAGCGAATCCAGACGAAGAAGAGCAGATTCCCGTCTCCTGAAGAAGGCCACAGCATTCCACCGGAGTCTGTAGAAATCCACGGTGAGTCACGGTATGTCACGGTGGATCACGGTGAGTCACCGCCTGAAACCGAAACCAAACCGAAACCGAATACGAAACCGAAACCGAAGGAGAAAGAGGGCGCGCAGGCGCGCTTCACGCCCCCGACGGTCGAGGAATCGGATCAGTTCTTCGCAGAGAACGGCTCGACGCTCATCGAGGCAGCGAAATTCCGAGCGTACTACGAGAGCAACGGCTGGAAGGTCGGGAGGAATCCGATGAAGGACTGGAAAGCTGCTGCTCGCGGCTGGATCGCGAGGGACAAGGGTGGCAGCTTCGGCGGTCAGGCCAGACCGGCGGCTGCTCCGACGCACGATCCGCACATGCAGCGGTATTCGCAGGCCGAGAGAAAGGCGACGTACAGCGCAGCCGTGCTGGACTTCGACGAGTGAGGTGGGCACATGGCGGTGTATGGTTCTACGCGGTACGCGCCCACCTCGTACCGGCACGCGAAGTGCGCGGCGTGCGGCAAAGAGTTCGCCTGCCCGATGGGTACGCGCTACAAGAAGGGCAGCGGAGACGATGAGCGGTACTTCTGCTCCTACACATGCTTCCGCACGGTGGACAAGGCGGAAGAGGAGCGAGCAAAGAAGGCGTTCGACCGGGAATGCAAGAAATACGACGCATATCTGGCGAAGCGAGCGCTCGACAATCAGCGTGCGTACGCCAACAAGCGGCTCAAGCATTGTCAGGATCAGGTGAAGATCCACATGGAAGAGCGTAAAAAGCACAAGAAGGGCACGCCCGAATATGAGCGTGCGCAGCGGCTTCTGACGGTCTGGCGAAACCGCAGGAGCGAAGCGATTAAAGCAGTCCGAGAACTGTATTAACGAAGGGAGAAAGCAAAATGTACAAGTCTAAATCTCATGGGTTCATCAAGGATATGGACAAGACCGAGCTGCTCAAGATGCGCGAGGACGGCATGACGAACAAGCAGATTGCCAACGCGCTGGGCTGCAGCCCGTGGAGCATCATCAACCTGATCGGCAAGCAGCCGGAGTGGATGACGGAGCAGAGCATCAAAGAAGGGCGCGAGAAGCGCAAGCAGACGTTTGCGAACAAGCGCATGGATGGCACGCCGATGCCTGCTGCTCAGCCTCCGAGGGGGGGCACTGCTGTGCGTGAGGAAGAGCCGAAGAAGTGCGTGCTCGTCGTGAAGTCTCTGCCGCCGATGCCGATTCCGCTGCACGGCGAGTTCATGGACTACGTCATCAGCGCGGATCGTACATCCGTCGATGTAGAAACCGAGCAGGGCAGATGCCTGCTGCAGATCCCGATGGAGAAGATCGACACGTTTATCGCCGAGCTGAGCGCGATCAAGCGCAACGCAAGTTCCGGCGCGGCGACACAGTTCTGGGGGTGAGGGTGGTGATGCGTGATGTTTGATGAGATGATGAATGATGTCTTACTTAACAAGGCAAAAGGCGACGAGATTGTCACTGTGCGTTTAAAAAGAAGTCAGTGCAAAAACGTTGCTGACTTTATCGATTTCGGGCTGATCGAGCAGATTAGGAATGATACAGGCATCGACAATATCCTTTGGATTGAGGATATGATCGGAGCGATGCGAACGCTTGAAAAGGCGGCGAATATGGATGGTGAAGCAGATGCTTAAATGGATCAATAGAGCATTGGAAAGCCAGAAGAGGATTGGGCGGTATCCATCCTGCGATCATTTGAATCAAGCGCTAGGCGATTTGCTTATGGATTACGAGACAAACCGCTTTGCAATCGAGGAGATCTGCCATGCGATCAGAAAGGCCGATGGTTATTTCTATGGCTATATCGCATCCCTCATGCATGTATACGGATTCTCCGATTTTTTGAAGGGGGCTAATATCGATGCTGATGTATAAATGCTCTAAGTGTGGGAACTGGATGCAATGGCGATGGACGCATGGATGGAAAGGATACTGGATCTGCTCTCAATGCGGACATTACGATCAGCATCGATATGTTAATACCACGAAGGAGGAATGACGATGACTGGTCATAAGATACGAGAGCTTCGAAAGAAGCACAGGTACTCTCAGCGGCAGCTTGCAGAACTGCTTGGTGTTGCACAGACTGTCGTGTCTGGATGGGAAACCGGGGCGAGGAGAATCAAGGTTGATACTCTAAGAAGGATTGCCGATGTACTGAATGAGCCGATCACAGATTTCATTCAGTACATCCCGGTCGCTTGCGCCTCTCAGCAGCCTTTTGAAGAGACGACGCGAACGCATGAAAGGACTGTCGGGGAAAACATAAAGTTTTTCAGGAAGCAAACAGGCCTCACCCAAAGGCAGTTGGGAGAAAAAGTTGGGGTTGCAGAAGGAACGATCCAGCAGTACGAGCTTGGAAAGAGGATGCCGAGCATCAAACGAATGGAAAAGATTTCTTCTGTGCTGGGCATGAAGTCCGCCCCCATCCTCTCCCTCAACACCCTCCGCGACGAGATCTATCAGGATGCCGTCGCGCACGGGCTGTGGGAGGATGTGGAAAAGGATGCGCGAGAGTTGAGCGAAGAAGAGCAGCCCAGTGAGCGAGAAAGGTGGTACACGTTCCATCGCCGGGTGTATGCTACGAAGCTGGTCTTTTTCGAGAGCGACGAACTGCTCAGCGCGGCAGAGGAAGAGGATTGGGACGGACTGCAGGAAGAGATTGCAGACGTTGTGATTCAGGCATTCTCGACCGCCGGTTATCTGGGCATCGACATCGACGCCGCGATCCGCAGGAAGATGGAGATCAACAAGAACAGACCGTGGAAGCACGGGAAGGAGTAAAGAAATATGCAGGATAAGGCAAAGAAGATCGTGGTGGACTACTTCAACAGCCGCTGTGATCGTACGGATAATTTCAAGCTGACCGAGAATGATGTGTTCGTCGTGTGGTTCTGCAAGACGCTTCAGAACTGGAAGGCTCTCCTCTCGACGACGGTATCCGATGGCATGTACTACGAAGTCACCTATAACGGCGACAAGAAGGAAACCTATCTGGATGCTTACAAGAAGTGGGAGAACAAGCGCGTCCCTGACTGATGACCTGCCCCTGCGGCGCTGTGCCGCGCATCGAATACAACGTGCTGTTCCGCTGCCGGATCGTGTGTCCGGCATGCGGACGGCGGACAAGCTGGCATGATAGACCGCTGCCAGCAGAAATGGAGTGGGATGACCAGTGGAAACAAAGATCTTGAAAATAGATGAGCGCAGGCCGCACGTCGTATCAGAGTTGATTTGCGTCAAGTGCTTTAAGCGATGAGATCGGAAG